CTTCCCTCGGTAGGAGACAGGTAATGAAGGAAAAGAGTCCTTTCGCTGCGCGCATATATGCGTTGCAGCTCGAACGGACCGCCGTAAATCGGCGGTTGAGCGAGCTCTACGTATCCCAGAATCTCTGGTATGCTGGCGAGCGGACGGAACGTACTGATGGGTCAACCGCTGCGTTGAGACTAAGGCTTGAAAACCTTACGTCTTTGGCAAATCGGAAGATGAACATGGGCCTGATTCCTCGCGTGGACTTACCTCAATCCGATATCATCCTGGGTCAAACCAGGCTGCTCGAGGAGATACGTCGCATGGAGGGCCTAATCAATGGGTAATCTATTGAGTTTGGCTGTGGGAACGGTATTCTTAACGGTGGTGCTTTTGACGGCACTTCTCGTAGAACGCCATTTTTCTCAGGTCCTAGTCTCTAGCCTCAGATCCGAGTTAGCTACTCGCCTGAAGTTCGAGCGTCATCAGTCTTGTCCTGCAAAACCTGTTCTACCGGAGGAAGCCCTTTCATCCCCTAACGGGGATCGGTCCTCTCCTCTCGGAGAATGACCGGAGCCCTTCATGACGACAGGGTCTATAGATCTCAATCGGGTCCCCTTTTCCCGGTACACTAAGACATGGTCAGGGACGAATTATCCTTCGACTCCGCCCTCGAACCTTTTTCAATGGGTTTGGAAGCGAGTTGAGGACGGTTCATCTACTGAGGCCGGAAGGCCGAAGATGACCTACCTTAAGTATTGGGAGGAACGCCGTAACAAGCGTAGGACGACCTTGGTTGACCACCCTTACACCATGGCTCTCGAGTTTTGGACGGATGCCAACATCGCGCAGTGGGTTATCCTGGATTCCTTTCCGCCTCACGCCCCTATTGGGGGCGGGGCATCAAGGTTCCGGGCCACTTACGGTGAGGGCTTCAATTCATTGCTTGCGAGCATGTGGGGTAGCAACGATACGATCGCCTTGCAAGGCAAGCTCCGCGAAAAGATCGTCGGTTCTGACTTTGATATGGGAGTGTTCCTCGGTGAAGGTCACCAAGCACTCCAGATGTTAGGTCAGACCGCGACTAGGCTTTTAAACGCCTATAGGAGCTTTCGTAAAATGGACGTGCCCGGCGTGGCAAAGGCGCTCGGTGTCTCCCCCGTAAGGGTGCGCGACATCATTCGCCGTTCCAAGAAGGGTGATGAACCCGACAAGGTTACTGCCGCACGAGCCTGGTTAGAGTTGCAATATGGGTGGATTCCTTTAGTGAAGGACGTTTACGGTGCGGCCGAGGCATTGGCCCAGCAGTTGAACGAACCTGCAGTACAGACCTACCGCGTTCGCCGTAAGATACAACGTGATTGGACCGCGGTCTCATCTCCGAACATTAAATCGTACGATTATCTTGCCGTCGTAAGAGGGCAATTGATTGCACGACTGTCGGAAGTGAACGTGGCCGCTTTAAACGGTCTCGGCGATCCCTCAAGTATCCTTTGGGAACTTACTCCTTGGTCATTCGTGGCCGATTGGGTGATACCTATCGGGAGTTACTTGACCGCGCGCGGCCTTGATCAGGCCGTTAGCGGGGTATTCGTTACGACCATTAGTCGCAGAGAATGGTTTTTTACAGACTCCGGGAAAGTTGCGAATCCGTGGTATGTTTACACCACAGGTTACAATTATACCCAAATGCGCGTTCAGGTCGAACGAACAGTGTCGTCCTCTCTGCTTACTCCCTTGCCCAGGTTTAAATCCCTGGATAAGATTGTGAGCTGGAAGAGGGCAGCAAATGCCGTTGCACTACTCGTCGCTGGTTTCTCGGGAGAGAAAGCCACTTTGGGACGTGCCTGGCGAGATCCGAGAAGTTTTCGGATGAACTCTGCCTGGTAGAACGTAGCGGGGCGATAAAACGATAGCCCCTAAGCATCCTTTCGTTAGTTATTTTGTAGAGAGGCCGGAATGGCTGCTATTGCAAACCTTGCCGTCTATGACGGCGCTGCGACCCCAGTGCTTCATACGCTTATCCCGATCAGTGTCACCCGCAAGGATGGCGCGATCGAGGCGTATTGGCGCGAGGCAATCGCAAGTCTGTCCACGGAAGCCCAGGTTTGGGCGACCCAGAAGCTCCAGACGCTGAAAGGCGGTACGGTGCGGGCAGAAGCTGCTTGTGGTGTCCCCGTGATGGAGACTGTCACGAACCAAAATGCAGCGGGTTACTCGGCGATGCCGAAGGTGGCCTTCGTTGACAAGAATGTCTGGATTTCATTCCAGCATCCTCGTTCGACAATCACCTCGCGTCGCTTGGCCCGTATGCTGATGACGAACTGGTCGAACAACATCACCACTTCGGTGGCGGCGGCGACGACTGGCTCGTTTTCAGATCTGGTGGATTCTCAGGTCGCGCCTACTTAAGACGCTCCCTTTCTGCCCTAACCAGGCAGCAGGTTTTGATTTCCTATAACTCCTTTTGAGGTTAATATGCGTGTTGAACGCTGGGATCAAGCCCTGAGTACTCCCCAGAGCAATGAGGTTCTGTCTCTCCTCACCCGATGGCACCTTAGTCACGTAAGTGACCGAGGTCAGGTCGAACTGATCGAAGGATTTTTGACGTCCCAAGATTGGTCAGGCCTTTGCCACTACGAAGCCCCGTTAACCGCTAGCGTCGAAGACTATACCCACCTCCGCCAGGTTTCTGCCTTCTTTTCGAAGAGGCAAGACCTTGTGTTGGAAGGCATTGACACGAAGCAGGCGGCGTGGGGGACTTTTGTAGAGGCTGAAGCGCTATGTAAGGAAACAAACGAGATCTTCGAAGCGTACTCGGAAGGGAAATTTTATTTTTCCCCCCGCGTTGAGTCCGTGTTTTACGTGGCTCAGCGAAAAATCAGTGCGATTCTCGGAGATCTTCCGGACATTTCCGAACTAAAACTGCGCTTCGGCCCGGGGGCTACCACGCAAGTGAAAAAAAGAGATGCGTCTGCCCGGCGAAAGCTGGCGCAAACGTTTTGCTGTAGCGAAGATGCAGTTGATCTCTTACCGGATCTTCTCGCAGAATTCCCCGATTGGTCGCAGGCTTCACGCCTGGACGGACCTTCGGTGAGCTGCCCTGTGCGCATTGACAACGCGCGCATCGACTTCGTGCGGAAAACTGCGAAAACGGATCGAACAATCGCGGTCGAGCCCATGCTGAATGGCATGGTACAGCTCGCGATCGGGGATCATATCTCCGCACTGTTACGCAGTGTAGGTGTCGACCTTCGAGATCAGACGCTTAACCAGCGACTGGCTCGTGAAGGATCGATTACCGGCGCTTTAGCAACGCTGGACCTAAGTAGTGCCTCTGATACCGTAGCTATTGGTCTTGTGTGGAGCCTCCTCCCGTTTGATTGGGCGGAGTTTCTTAGCAAGATCAGATGCTCCCATGTCGAGACCCCAAAAGGGTTAATCACCCTCCAGAAGTTTTCGACGATGGGTAACGGCTTCACTTTCGCTTTGGAGTCGCGTATATTCTATGCCCGTGGAAAAGCGGCAGCAGAATTGTGCGAGGCGCAGGGCCCCCGTAGCGTGGACGGTGATGTTATCATCGTGGCAACGC